TCTTTCAGATAATCCTCTATGCCATGCTCCTTCTCATAAGCAATAGCTGATTTTTTATCGTTCCATAATCCAGTTAGTTCATCACGAATAGAGGAATCTGCAATTACATCAATAGCACCCGCTGAGAAAAGAGCGCAATCATACACTCCATACTCAAATGGCTTTCCCATTTGAGACTGAATGTAGTCATGCAAAGCCACTTCCTTATCCCCATTCACGATGGACGCCCCCAGATAACATCTTTAACAATCTCACTGGCAAACTCAAAGCCCTTGTCACCGGGGAAATGAATCTGTGTCTCTTCGTGGTTGGTGTGCCTGCCCGTTTTGCGGGTGAAATCTACCCACGCATTTGTAGCACGAACTGATACAGAGCTTGTGCCTGCATCTGGATCTTCTGCAATAACAGGCTGATCCATTCGCCCCTCAAAGATCAGAACAGGATCTACAACCAATGCCTGAGAGTCGTCAAGAAAAGCAGTATAAATCTTCACCACCCGATCTATATAATCTTTCGTGAGAACTCTGCTTATCCATGCCTGATCAATGCCGCCAAGAGATAGAGTCACGCTGGATACAATCACCTCTGCTGCTTCCTCAATATCAGAGAAGCCCATGAAGTTCCCTACTGCCAGATATTCATTGCCGCTATAGGTGATGGACTTGTAAGCATCCGTCATGTAAACCGTTTCGTCATCGAAGATCACCTCAACTAGATGAGCAGGACGATTCTGCAGTTTAGCTACTTCTGTTTGAAATGCAGAAGAACTGGAGCGATCCATCAAACAATCTCTGCCAGCTTGATCTGATAGCTAACAAAACCATCCGTTCCAACGCTCATCTCCTGAGCATCAGCAGTAAAAGCAACAGTGAATGGAACTGCGTTATAGGTCACCGCCTCATTGTTTACCACCGCTGCGGTAAGGGGCGGCTCAATGGCAAGAGAGGTGGAACCATCAGCAGTAAGCATATATACCTTGTCATGCCCAGCGAACTTAATAAAATCACCCGCTTTGAGAGTGCCTGTAAGCCCATCTGAGGCGATTGTAGAAGTACCTGCCGCATAGCCCGCGACATTGTTTACAAGCAGTGTACCGCTCGCCGTGCCGCTGCTGTTGCCATATACAGGAGGGGTATAGGTAAAGGTTTCATACTGTCCCTGTTGAGAATGAGCAAATGCCCATACCGGAGCAAAATCGCTCCTGCTCATAGGAGGATAATTGGCCTCAATTGCCCATCTCTGCCCCCCTCTGCTTCTTGCCTGCCTCTTGAGGGAATGGGTTACGCTAACAAGGGTTGGCGAAACTCCGGTAATCTTGATAGATGATGCAACAGGGCTTGATGGGAAAGTGCCGCTCATATCGCTACCGCCTGACCATTTCTATTAAATGCTTCACGCACAACCCCAATAATTGTAGCCCTGTTTTGAGCCATTCCAGCTTGGAATGATTGGCTATCAAATGCCTGAACGTTGAATGTGATATTTGCTGTTTGAGATCCTCCGAGTTTATCATTCGGAGTAATCCTGCCAGAAGAAGATGGGGTATAAACCTCTGGACCTCTTTCTCCTACTAGATAGGATTTGCCTCCTGTTACTGGGCCTCCTTTTGCTCTTGTTTCTAGTGGCATCCCTACTTCTACCCCTGCAGGAGTAGGACTAAATTCAGGAATTATATCCGCAGTTGCTCCAGGTAATAAATCCTTTATTATCCCGCTTATTCCAGCAGAAAGAGGTCTAGATATAAACGTTCTAGTGATATCTGCTGCAATTTGCTTGGAAATGCTATTCATAACATCCCTAAAGGATTTCATCTCTACAATAGCATTAGTAAGATCGTCCTCAAATTTTCCACCTGGACCAAAGATTTTTGCTATATTCTCTCCCAATTCTCGGAAGCTATCTTTAGCACTAATTGTCATTGCATTGATCTGGTTTTTAAAACCAAGGGTAAACCTTTCTACTTTATCCATGCTTGTATCGAATGGGATATCGAAAGGATCAAAGGCAGCTGCATCTTTTTCAATCCTTTTAAATAAAGCAGCAAACTTATCCCCTACTCTTCTCAGTATAGGTTCCAGGGGATCTAGCATTTTTCCTGCACTTTCCTCTATGTCATTAAGAACCCCTTCTAGTCTCCCTAGTTTTTCTAACACTACAGCTATAGCAGTTCCAATGGCAAAAGCTGCAAACATAGGTCGCATAAAAGCTTTTCCCAATCCTATGAGGGCTACCTTTAACTTACCAATCCTCTTTACAAGAGCTATTATTTTAACAGCACCAAAGGTAGTAGCTAAAGCTGCTCCTACAGCAAGGATAATTCTTTTTAATTTTTCATTAACAATTACAAATTCCTTGGCCCCTCGAACTGCATCCCTTGTATTTTTAAGAAAATTGGTTAATCCTACAAGAACAGCTGATAAACTATCCATAAGACTAGTATTCTGCTGTAAAAATTCGAATACAGTAACCCGAAGATTAGTCCAGGCTTCTCCTAAAGAATCGAGCTGAAAGGACAGTCCCTGTTCCATATCCTCAGCAACTCCCCCAATTCTATCCTGTACAATCTTAAGAACCGCAGTATATGCCTTAGCTTCTTGACCAGATGCTGCCCAAGCTTGGATTTGCAGCTTCTGAGATTCAGTAAACATAACTCCTAAACGACGAAGACTATCTAATCCATTTTGTGGATCATCCAAGGCTTTACCAAGAGCTCTAGCGGCAGTACTCATGGAACCAAATCCTAGGGCTGCAACATCCTGAGTAAGTCCCAGAATTCCCTCTAGGTTTTTCTCGTTTACATTTCTAAAGGTAAGAAGAAGACCTGCTGTTTTTCTTGCTTCAGAAGCATTGGTTAGGGTGGCTTCTCCCAATCGTTCAGCCATCAGATTTACCTGTTCGGCAGACAAGGCTGCATCTTTACCTGTAGCTCTAAGGATACCACGTAGGGTATTCATCTCTACCCCCGCTTCAGCTCCTACAGTTATGATGTTTTTAAGACTGGTTACGAATACAGCACTGGAAACGATTACTCCTGCTTGAACAATACCCAGACGTTTAATAATCTCAGAAAGTGTAGTAATCCTACCCGCAACAGGACCAAGAGGGCCTTGGATAGCAGCGATGGAAGCAGAAAGCTCCTTCATGCCCTGAGCTACGCGTTGATTTACATCTCCAAGCTTTTTAGTACTCTTCTCAAACTTTTTAATTCCGCCTTGAGAAGCTTTTGTTGCAGAACTTGAAACTCCATTCATTGCAGTACGCAACTTATGAATACCAGCTAAAGCGTTGGTAGGATCTATTAGAACCTTAATCGAAATATCTTCAGCCATGCTTATCTTCTTGTCTCTTTAACTCAAAGTATGCAGCCCATTCATTTAACTCTGTAACTGTTATTTGCTCAACTTCCTCAATGGTTTTGTGCAAATGTTCAGCTAACTCTACAACAAACCTTCTCGTAGAGTTGCTTTTTAGTTTCCCAAATGGTCCTCTACTGCGGAACTTGCTGTAATAGAGTTAACAACTCGGGCAAGAACGTAGGGATCAACCTGATTCATCAAGGTCATTTTATCCCCCATTCCAAATAGCTTTTCTCCTTCCTTATTCAAAGCTTTCAGGATGAGTGTATATGCTAACATCTCCATATTATCATCTTTTGCCATTGAATAAAGCCTTTTTTGTTCGGCTAGGGTAAAAGGTTTGAAATAAATTACAAGAGGTTCTTCTTCTGTTCCCCATTCAGGAACTTCTACCTCTGCAATGGCTTGATCTTCAAAGTGTCCCACCATGTTTTCAAGTACGTTCATAAATTCTCCGAATTATATGTTAATTAAATTATAGTCTATGATACAGTAGATTGTGATATTGCCCCGGTTCCCTGAAAAGAAACTGAAGCTTCTACCAATCCATCTAAAGAAGCACTACGAGAAATACCAGTAATAAGCGCAGTACCTGTATAGTAGGTATCGCCGGTTGTACTTCCTTCAGGATACAGATTCAAGGTAATGGAAGCTCCATTTGTCATAGCTCCTTGTCCATCTGTATCTGTCTCATCCCAATATGCATCAACTGAACCACTCCAGTTAGTTAGACCTGCTTGATATGTACGAGCAGTATCCCCCATGGTGGTATCTTCAATTGTATCTGAAGCCTCTTCTAGAGACCAGTTACGAACCTCAGCAATTGCATTCGCCCCAACTTTAACGGATCCTTCAGATCCAGTATGATTAGCCATCTTTCTTTACCTCTTCTTTCTTAGATCGTTTAACGGATTGTTTAGCAGGAGTTTCGCTCCAGCCATTCTCTAAATATTTTGGAACCCGATCTTCCCAAACTTCAATAGGATCAGTCCCATCTCTATATACCTTAACTCTTTTCATAAGCTTGCCTCTCTCCAATATGGAATTGAAATATTCATCTGATACCACCCCTCGGATATCCCGTGTCTACTGGTAGTGGGCATTCTAAATAAAACCCCACTCTGCTTAACATTTCTAAAAATACCAGTAATAGTATCAGCATAGCCTCTGGCAGTCGTGGAACCTTGATTTTCAGGAGTAAAAATCTGAATAATAACCAGTCCTACTTGTCTGTAATTATCTAAGGTTAAGAACTGATCTTCTCCAGGAAGGACAGTAAGCCTAACCCAGGATGTACCAGGAGTGGGACTATATTCTACTCCGTCCCAAGCAATATCCGTTGTAGACCAGTTGTCTTCCAATAATTCCTCTACAACTTGTCTATCGCCATCAAGACTCACTACTTATCACCTCTGCCACGGACAATAGCACAAAACCATTCGGGGCTTGCCTAGAAGCAGATCCGTATTCCAGATCCCTTATATAGTTTACTCCATTGGCAAGATAAATCTTTTTCGCTAAATTCTTCAACTCCCCAACCTCATTTCGAGGAAAGGTGGGTATAATTCCTTGTTCCCTGTCTCCCCTAACTGAGGTATCTGCCTCATCTAAGGTCATGTTCCAATTTCTACTACTGAATCCTGTGTCTATGGGATTTCTAGTTACGATTTTCTTAAATAGTTTTTCAGAAGTCCGTTGAGTAATCTTAGCCGCTCTTTGCTCTATGTCTTTTTCCAGTTGATTCATGTTTATTCGTAAATTTAACGGCATCTTAACTGCAACTCCCAAATAGCATTAGCTGGATCCTGCTTGACCTTGATTATATCATAGTCTTTACTGCTATATGTTAAAATATCCGTTGTATCTGGGGTACCGGATAGATCTGTTTGTAAGATCGTCGCCTTCAAGTCAGAGATCTTCACGTTTTCCCCGTCTACCTGAGATTCTGTATACTCTTCAATCAAGCTCTTAATAGATGAACTTGTTATTGTATTAGTCACTGCTCCTGTAGCAGTATCATAGGAACTCTTAGCAATAGCCTTAAATGTAACATCTGACCACAGGTTCAATGTGGCAGACTTTGCACTAGCTGCTGCATTTTGAATTGTAGTTTGAAGCCCCATTAGGTTCTTACTGTAGATACTGAGCCAAATCTACCTCGTTCATGAACTATCCCCCAACCTCTGAGCATCTCCTGAACAATACTAGGTAAGACTCCTTTCGTATCTGCCTTATTAAAAGCTACTTCTATCGAACCAATAGAAGCCTCTATCAAACCCTTTCCCTCCGCATCGTCAGTTCTATCGCTAGCAATTAAATACTTAGCAAATTCTGCAGTGGCATTTGTGACTGCTGTTGGAATCTCTGTGGTCTCTATCGCATAACCATCTGGAGTTGCCACAGCCGCTCTCGGCCATCTTAATGCTTGTGCATCGGTATTCTTAGAGCCGATCCAATCGATGCGCTCATCAAGCAAACGGGTAGCCATCTTGAGAGATCGCTCTTTACTGTCGTTAGAAGCTCCCGTCCAATCAGTAACATTCAGATTGGTGCCGTGATAGGTATCAGCATCAGCTACGCTTATATAACTATCTGCGCTTGCTCCTGCGATTGTTGCATCTAATGCCATGTGTAATCCCCTGTCTCTTAAAAAGCTCCTCCCCGAAGGGAGGAGAGGAGGAGTTAACCCATGATAAGAGCGATGTTGTCAGGCTTCCAAGCCTTAACGCCCCAAGCTGCAGCAACCTCAACCATCTGCTTACGATATCCCTTATAAACACGGATTTCGAAGATCAGACCAGAATGAGGATCTTGCACCATCATCATATCGCTAGCAGCATCACCGTCTGGAGTGGCTGGCGCACGAATCGCAAGCTCTACAGCTGACTGATGGAATAGTACGTTTGGAGTGTAGCTAGCACCCACCGCAATAGTCTCATTGTCTGCAAT